GTACGGAATATTGTCTTTGAGGAAAATCCCATATTGCCTGAGACTGTCCTCATGGTCAGCAGCAGTGTTGTCCTCTGCAAAGATTAGAGCATTACGATTAAAAAGTCCGGATACATAGCACTGAGCAACCACATCGGCGTCCGTAGCATCAACATCATCGGCGAGAATGTACTTCGCCACCTGAGAACCATCTTCGGCGCTCTTGGACGCCAAAACTGCTTTACCTGTGGCAGTCACTTCACCGAGAACACTGCCTCTTTTGAGCACACCGCTTCTTGCGATCGTCACGCCCTTCAGCAGGATAGGTACATCCCCACCGGCAACAAGATTATCCGGTGTATAATCTCCAATCTGACTGTACAGACTCATTATTTTCCCCTCCTCTTATTTGCACCGGCAGCGATCTGGTCGGCCGCCTTGTTTTCAACATCCTTCTTCTGATCGACAGCTTGCTGTGCTGTGGGAATTCCCTTCACATCATTGACACCAGAGCTCTGGGCATCATTTTTGATATCTGCCAGGTATTGAGCACCCTTCTTGCTGTCTGCCTGCAAAGCTTCAAAAGCCAATTCCTTTGCATCCTTCGGCTCTTCAAACTTTGCTTTGTTGACCAAATCAGGACTGATATTGGCGGATATTTTCTCAATATCCTGAATCCTCGCCCTTTCCTGTTTTCTGCCTTCCTCCCTGGCCGCGTCTTCAATCTGCTTCACCAGATCCGGATAGGCATTCCTAAGTTCATCAACAGTTTTGCACATAGGATCATCACCTTCCTTGTCATTTGCTTTATTTGCATCAGGCTGCGGCTTGGGAGCTACGGCCTGGGCTGCACCATTTTTGAGATGCTGTTCGAAGAATTTCTTGAAGGAATCATTGGCTGCATTTTGAATAGCAAGGACTCTCCTGAGACTGAAATTTATAATATTCTCAGGCTCTGCATCATCTGGCTTGCTTTGGTCAGTATAAAGCATGCCGGTCGCGAAACCTTCTTTGATGGCCGTCCTTGCACTCATGTAGGTCTCTTCATCCATCATGGAAGATATCTTTGCCCTCGATCTGCCTGTGGCCAACTGATATGCATTGACGAGCGTTTCCTTCACTTCATCCAGGACATCAGCTGCCTTTCGAAGATCGGATGCATAACCATACACCTCAGTCAAAGGATTATGGATCATGAAAATGGACATAGGAGACATGAGCCTTTCATCGCCGGCCATGAATGGAATGGTTGCAGCACTCATTGCCTTACCGTCAACTTTTGCAATGACCTTGGCACCAGTCTTCTTGTGCTCCATCAATGCATTGTAGATACCAGCGGCTGCAAATACACTTCCACCATAACTGTCAATCCAAACGGTGATGTTTTTGCCCTTATACTGGCTTAGTTCATCACGAAAGGCGTTTGGAGTAGTTGTCTTGATACCAAACCACTCGTAAAGCCAAGCATCATCATCGTCAACAATGTCCCCTTCGATCCGGAGTTCGATCTCTTCGTCTTGGCCTTCCACGGCGTTCTTCACAATAAATTTCCAAAACCTAGCCATTCAATCTATTCCCTCCTTATATTTACTTAGGTTCAGACTGTTCTTCGCTCGACATTCTGGCCATACGCAACAATGAATTCTCGCGGATAATCTGCTCGATATTCTTATCCCAGTCTCCACCAGTCAGCTCAATGGTCTCTCTTTCGCGCGTGGAGAAACCTTCAGATACACGCTTGATTGCAGCTTCGACTTCCTTTGTTGGATCTATCTGCCCAGGAGCCGGACCATTCCAGTCTGCTTTGCACCATGCCTTGCGTTTGGCTGGGTCATTGAAAAAGCCAGGGGCATTTATCCGGCCTCTGGCAACTGCCTCTGATAACCACAGTTCATAGACAGGCTGGCAAAAGTCATTGGCGAACCAGGTACGACGCATGCGGAAAGCTTTCCATGCTTCCAAAAGCGCAGCACGACTTGCTGAGTAGCTCGCCGTGAATGATTTGGTCAGAAGCTCATACGGCACTTCCAGTGCTGCTCCAACATATTTGGCCATGGCGGTTACAAAAGCATCAAAGCCACTTGTCGGTCGTGAAGGATCCGCGAACTTGACATCCTCACCAGGCTCAAGAATGTTAATTGTTCCAGCACCCAGCTCATATGAGTTCGCCGATGGATCCTGATCAATTCTTTGAGTTGGGTCAATAGTCTGATTGAAGAGCGGAGCATCGTCATTGTCACTCTTTGTAACAATAAAAGCAGTAAAAAAGGCCTGAATGACTGCTGCTGTCAATTCAGCCTCTGCATATCTGCTTATTTGCTTCAGGCTTTCAATCACCGGCGCCAAGTACGGAACCCCGCGGTATTGCTCGCAACGTTCCTGTTCCATGAGATGCAGAATATTCGGAGCACCGGTATTCTCTCCGAATGCTTCAACTCTCACCCATTGCTTTGAATCTGGATGGACAGTGGCTAAAGTGCTGTTGGGATACTGATTACAAATCCAGTACGCTACAACCGCACCACTTTCGTCTATTTCCACCCCGTTCAGGATCCGATTACCATTTTGTTCATTCCGTGCAACACCCAGAGTAATTCCAAAGCTATTGGGATTGCAGACGCGATCGGCCTCAATTAGATGAATTCGCAATCCGTATGGCATCCAGCCAGTAGGATCAACATGTTTGATCAGTGCGAACCCATCACCATTAAGCAGCCATGACATGAGTGCGACCTGCTGGAGCTCATAGAAGTTGTTCAATCGGAGAGCATCGCACCAGATCGAATCTGCCCACACACCAAACTCTCGCTCGGTATTGATCTCCCAGGCATTTGCCTGCTCGGGGGTCATGCCAAGAAACTCATAGTCAATCTGAGCCTTCAGTCTTAGTCCGGAGCCTACGACATTGGTTCTATTCGTTTTGACTGCCGACGTGGCTAGGGGAGCACCCATATAAAGGTCCCTGGACCTTTGCCGCAAGGTATCAAGATTAAGGTCAATATCCTCAAACGGGCTTTTACTGTTGGCCGTCCATCCTCTCAATGACTTCTTGACACGGCTGGCACCGCTTTCAGAATATCCAGTATTTCTCACCCGTATCTGGCGGATGGCCTCAGTCTGCATTCTGCTGATTTCTCTTCGAAGGCCGGCACTGGGATTCAAAAAACCAATTACTTTGTCTATGAAGTTCATATCACCTCACCTCACAAATCCCTTGGAATGATCCTGAAGGCTCTACGATGCCCGCCTCCGGATGCAACGGTTTCAAGCTCTCTAACCTGTTTCTCCAGCTCTTTAATAGTATTTCTGATCTCGGACAGGTTGGCCCTTGTGAGAGACCTGGAGCCAATTGTATACGACTGGCCAGACAAGACAGCCAGTTCAGCTTCGTAATAAGCATTTAATCTTTCCCGGGCTTTGGACAGGCGGTCATTTACCATAACAATCACCAACCTCTTTTATAAATCGCTTCTTTTGATACAGCCACCACGTCTGCGTGGGCCTTGGGTCGCAGGTTTTGACGCTCCAGATGTTTCATTGAGCCGTTGCTCAAGCATCTCAAAATTAGGATTGAGAACGCGCATAGCTGCCATCGCATAATTCCGGAGATCAAGAGGTTCATTACGCACATGTTCAGATACGGTTTCCCAATATACCCGTTTCACACCTTTGTACTTCCTGATAACCTTTCGCTCCGATATCAGACCTTTAAAATAGTCCCGATCATAGCCTCTTGACTCATCGTCTGGGAAATGGCAGTACCCATCTCCTATTGCCCGCATTTTCAACCTGCTCATGATAGTTGTCTTCCCGGCATCTACACCCAAAATAATAAGGACGGCTCTTTCTTTCTCCGTCCTTGAAACCTTGTGTATAAACGGTATCCCTGGACCGCCCATGCCTTTAACGGCAAACACGCGCCTATGCTCATTTCTTTTGCAATATCTATATACTTCCGAGGTATAGTGACCACCGGAGTCCACCGCGGTGCATGCCACTATTAAACCCTTCCCATCTTGGAAGTTCCATACTTGTGAAAGCTTACCGTCAAGACTTTCCCATGTACTTTGCTGATCAGGCTTGCCAAGGATAATCCCGTATTCAATGCCCCAGCTCTGTTCGCCTTTACCCCAGCCAACTATCTCATACTCAAGACGGTCATCCTGTACGTCGACAGCAGCCGTCAGCAACAATACTCCATCCGGGAGCTCGGCAGGATAGGTTTCCCGACGCTCTAATAGGAAGTCTTCGTTCTCAATCTCGCCTTTTTCTTCCCAGGATTCACCAAAGAGTGTATTAACTACAACTTTAAGCTTTTCCGGATCATGTTTTGCCTCAAGCCATTCCTTTATGATCTTATCCCATGTGTACCAAGGTGAATAAAAAGCATTGAGATGGAATGACCTAATGCCTTTGACTTCCGGACGCTGGGCAATGTATTGACCAGGCTGGGACTTCCATGTTTGCTCATCGAATTTTTCCAAGCAAGCTGGGCATTGAAACTTCACATCCCAAACCTCTGCATTAGAGTCAGAGATCCATTTATGCTGAAATTTCATACCGTAGAAATTCAAGTATACATACTCTCCGCAGTGTGGGCATTCCACTCGCCACTCTTCCATGGTGCCGCGCTCATAATCATCTTCAATACGAGATTGACCCTTTATTGTTGGTGTTGAGACTTTAACCTTTTTGCGGTTCCAGAATGTGACTGCTCGCTTCTCTGCTAATGCAATGGGATCACCTTCACTGCCGGCGGAAGCTGGAAATCGATCAACTTCATCAAAAAGGAGTATCCTAACAGGTCGAGATGCAAGATCTGATGGAGCATTGGCACCGGCTATGACAATGTAGCCACCTGGAAACTGCTTATGTAACGTTGAGTTTGCTCCATCCCGGGCTTTGGGGTCGCTTACTCTTTCGGCCAACACTTCTGTATCTCGGATCATTGGTGCCAATCTATCCCGGGACCAGTCTTTAGCCACAGGATCTTTGTTGGGGACTACAACCATAATGCTTGAAGGATCCTGATGTATATGATAACCGATGATATTCAGCAAAATTTCTGTTTTGCCAACCTGTGAACTGGTCATGACCACAATTTCTTCAACATCTGGATCCGTAACGGCGTCCATAACTCCGCGTTGATATGGTGCCCGATCGGTGTTCCATTGGCCCGGCTCTGCTGAGGACTCCGGAGAAAGTCTTCTATATTTATCAGCCCACTGGCTTACCGTAAGTTTTGGTGGAGGCGCCCATATTTTTGCAATCTTCCTGAATAATGCGACTGTTTTCTGTTCAATCATTTTCCGGTTCCCCTTGAACAACCGAATCATTGATGAACAGTTGTGGATCATATTCGCTGAGTTCCAGCAGCGCCTCCTCAATATGTTTACTCAATATAGCCTGTATCTTGGCTATATTGTCATATCCAATGACAAATGGCGCTACCTTTGCAGGTAACGCCAGCAGTTTTGTTTTTGCTCGGGATATCATATCGGTCATGACGTGTTCAACATCAGATCCAAGGTGGACTTCTCCACGCATAATCTGTAGCTGCAACTCCGCTTTTTCTCTCTTGGCTCTTTCATGTAAAGCTTTTTCTATATCAAAATTGATTTTTGCTTCTTTACTGCTTGCCTGAGCATTGGCTGCCTGGCGAAGATACTCACAGTATTTGCGAGTGCATTCAATCAGATCATACTTTCCCCGAGCTACTTCCGAAATTACTCCCTCTTCACGAAGCTGACGTACACGTCTATCAGTTATACCCCAGATATTACCTAAGGTAACACTATTAACAATTGTAACGCTCAGTTTATCAGGTTTTGCGGCCATTTTTATCACCCATGCTTTTTACATTTTCTTCACCTCTAAAAGCCTTGATAAAAGGCAATTTCCAGGAAGGAAGTTTCTATGATTTTTTAGGCCAAACTTTTGATTCTTAGGGCCTCGCTAGCACCACAGCCGATCAACCGCTGGAAGAACCTACCATTTATTTCCTTCCGAGTTCCCTCTTCAAGTGATGCTCGAGCCTCGAAGATAGGCCTTCTTCTATCTTCTGCTGAATCAGCTGGGATACGTTCTCATTGGTTATCATCTGCGGAATAGATACGGTAGTAAACTTTTTCAAATCATTGCGATCACGACTCATACGCTGAAACGGTATATATTGGACCTTATCAGCGGTCTTGGCGCCTGTATGCATCAGTATGTTATGGGACCTCTCACTGAATGGGCCCCCTGGTGTACGGGTGTTGTAATAGCGACCGATAACCTTCTGCCTGCCCTTAAATACCTGCATCTTCAGAGTATAGCTTCTCCCCGGTGGCGGAGACTTAGGCTTCATACCAAAGTGTACGGGCGTAAGCAGCCGGCCTGAAAACTCGATCTGTACGTTATCAACGAGCACCCCAGAAACTTTTATTTTCCCTACGCTCTGCGCGTTCTTTTTAGCGCCCATGACTTCAGTTTTTTTAATGTTATATACTGACGTAACGGCCGAAGCTATCCAGCCCGGTGCCCTGCTTTTGAAATCGCTTACGGTCCTCTTAATGACTGTCTCGCTCCCTTTATGTATTGCCTTAATCTTTTCCTCAAGTACTTTATAGTTCTTCAGGCTGACTGTTAAGACACCCATAGGTTACCCCGCCTTATAGCAATAAAAAAGAGCCCGAAGGCTCTATTAATCAACTTTTTGTTTAAAAATAAATGCATTGCACTGCGTCTTAGTTTCTCCTTCTTCACCTTTGATTTGAGGCAAAACGCTAATCAATTCCCACTTCTCTGCTCCTAGCTTGTTGAGTACCAATTCAAGATCGTGAGCATTTGCTGGATATATCTCGTCATTAAGAACCCAAACTTTATACATCCATCTCATAAATCTCATCCCCTTTCTACTTCCAATATTCGCCACAGAAAAGGAAATTTCCTTCTTTTTCAATAAACTTTTACACCGAGCGCCACCGAGGAGGATTCACCATGCCCGGCAGCGCCCGGGATATTATTGTCTTACACTCAGCCCCCGCCCCTGGCTATCAATGAGCGTTTAACCCAAAACAAAAGGAGCTGCATCCAAGCAACTCCTATGTTCTACCAC